ACTGAGGTCCCAGGGCGGAACGCACCTGGGATTGTACTCCCTCTCCAGGAGGGCAATGGCCTGGTCGTCCGACAGCAGAAAGCCACGGACCATGGCGACTGTGGCCTTGAATAGCTTGTCGTGCCCCCCTTGACCCTGTATGGCTGGATCGCACTGAGCTAAGTATAATCTTGCCCTTCTTGTGGTATCGTCGTTAGCAGGCCGCACAGGGACGCTGGGCTGTGGTGCTGGCCGCCCAGACCACGGCGCCCTGGTGGCCGGCCGCATGAAGTCCGGGAACTCTGCATATTCGCAATCCCAAGGGCTGGAGTCGTCTACCCAGTCATACTTACCCCCATTAGGGTGTATTGACGGTGCCAGCACGACATAGTACCCGTCACCGCGAATATCAATCCCAGGACGGAAGCTGTTCTTGTTTGCCGGCGGATTGTCTGTCTTGAAGAAGGCATGGAATCCTCCGCGCGGGGTATCTTGCACGACAGTATCCGGGAGTTCCGGAAACTCCTTCAGGGAGTCATATCCATTCACATCCCTAGATGAGTCGATATCCACGTCAATCACGTAGATCCCGCTACCGCAAGCCATGCCGATATTCGCCTTAGGCCACTTCTTCCACCACTTGCGAATTTGAGCCTCGTCTGTAGTAGCATCCTTTACAGCATGTTCCGTGAGCGGAGCTTTCTGCCCTGGTATCAATGGAATGATTCTCCAGCCTAGCCTCGTGTACTCCAAGGCATGTTCAAGCATTGATTTCATGGTCTCGTTCTCATCCCTTCAACTCTACTGGCTTGTTATATCCTATAATCTCGTAAAATTTCCCCTGCTTACGAACAGTAATAGTCTTTGTCCAGTCTAGTAGCTCGCTCGTGAGAAACATATTTTCCAAGGCGCCGTTTACGGTCTGCATATCACTCCTTTTCCTAAGCCCGAATCGCTCACGCCACCATGCCTGTGCCTTCGTTTTAGCATATCCTTCGTGGTCGAGGCATACCCACTCACGGAACATCCGTAACCCGCAGCGATACTGAATTTTAAGAGAGTCTGGTGATCCTTCTTTAATGTGTCTTGTTGCGTAAACAGTATCTACCCTAAGGGTCTCTGGTTCACTAGACAAGATAGACTTCTCCGAGGCTTTCTTACCGTGGAGTCGCCTTTCTTTTTCTATTTGTTCTATTCGTTCGATTTCTTGTTTTGGGATTTCTAGTCCACAAGCAGGGCATCGCCGAACGGCACGGCTGAAGGATTCTCTGCATTGTCCACATACGGCGAGCACGGTCCGTTTACCGCCGAGGAGATCAATCGGTCCATGCTCGTCAATGCAACCTGCGAAATCAAGGACGAGGCAATCAGTAAGGGATGGATGAAGTCGTAGCCCTCTTCCAACCATCTGCGAGAATAGCCCTGGAGATAGCGTTGGTCTGAGTAGTACGATACAGTCGATGCACTGAGCATTAAATCCCTCCGTATAAACGTTGACATTACAGACAGCACGAAGCATACCTGCTTTGAAGTTCCGGGCAATCTGGTCTCGCTCAACTTGCTTAGTCTTCCCGGTAACAACCGGCGCGACAATTCCATGCTTACGAAGTTCCCTGGAGACCTTTTTGCAGTGCTCTATGTCTACGCAAAAGAAGATTATTGATTTTCGCTTTTCGAGATTTATTATCCGAATAGCTTCGGCACAAGCAGCACTGACAATTTTCTCTCGGTTCGTAGCTATGGAAAGACTCTTGAGAATATAATCCCCTCCGGAGTTCCTCTTGACTCCTTTCAGTTCCGGCTGCGTTACACCAACTTTGGAACGTAACTGGCATAAGTAACCATCCTTTATTAAGTCAGTGATCTTGGCTTCGTAACACACCTCGTTTAAGACATGATCCTTGTGACAGATCTGCCCGCCATTCATCCTGAATGGAGTGGCTGTCCAACCAACAATGACAAGTTTCGGATTAAATCTACGACATCCTTCAATGAACGTACGATATTTTCCCTCTCCTTTGAACGGTATACGGTGGGCTTCGTCGACATGCAACACATCGAAAGGGACAAAGTCTCCAGATCTTTTGTAGACTGAATCAATCGAGGCAAATAAGATAGAAGCACCGTAATCTCTGCGTCCGAGAGCGGCTGAATAGACACCTGCGTCTCCTTCCGGGTAGAGCGAAAGTAGTTCTGAGACATTCTGTTGAATTAACTCCTTCCGGTGTGCTAAAATACAACACCGATAGTGTGGGGCATTGTATTTCCAGTATTGGTTAGCCCAGGCCATCATGGCTGACTTCCCTCCGCCAGTCGGGATCACAACGCAAGGATTAGAGCCGTGCTTCGTGTTGACGTGCGTTCTGAGAGCATCGAGACCCTCAGCTTGGTAGGGGCGAGGGATCATTCGTTGCCGAATATCTCAAGTTCGTCATTTTGTGGAATTCTACCACCGCGCTCTAGTACGAAATCCGCGAGCGTTTTGTATCCAGGACAGGTTCCGCGATTGGACTGCACTAAATATATCGTTTCATACCAATGCCTCCACGCCTCTCTTTCATCCTCAATCGTAATTCCGTCAGGAAGAATTACATAGTCAGCGCTGGCGTCGTACCAGTCTCCTCCGCTGTGAATCGCGGTTATCTTGGGGCTCATCAAAACGGTATCCCTTCTCTGATTTCTGCCGTACTGTCTTTATAGGCGACAACGAGCCTGTCTGGAAAATCTAATTCTCGACTGTCTACAGAGACACCTTTATATTCCAGGCAACCGTAGTCGAACATCTGACATTTCCGTACTGGCTTTAGATCTTTAAGGTCCTCTTTGTACCTTCTTTTCCATTCCTTGAAAAGGTCACACGACGGACCCTTCCATACTGGCTTATCGGGGTATTCGGGAAGGAGGTCACGCTCAGTTGACTTAACTTCAGCGCCAAAGGATTCCTTGGCCTCTTTGATCACTTCATTTGTGAGGTTCTCTGCTGAGATAGTACAAAGCTCCAGGGTACTGAAGCCGCTGCGTCCATGCTTCCACGTAAGGCCATCGGTATTCATGAACTCAATGAAGTCGTTACCTTCCTCGTCTACTCCATGGTTAGTAGGTTTAGAGAATGAGATTAGTCCTGGGAGGATGAGGTGATCGGCACAGATGGCACCTTGACATGTATCTGTGATTTCCTTATTACTAACCTTCTCGCACTTCCACTGCGCTCCATCGCCCTCTATGTTCGGCGTGGCATGACAGCATTGTCGACAAGAAAGTGAAGGTAGCGTGAGGGCGGGCTCTGGCTGCTCTGTCCCGTGGCAGACTGCCTTTGCATCACACCAGCCGCATATGTAGTAATCACGCCTTTCAGAGATCCGTGGGGGCGGATCTGATGCGGTAATAATTCGCTTAGCCTTCTCCATGAGACCTTCACAATATGATTTGTCATAATAGACTCTTTCCATGTAAAGTTCGTCGGTGTCTTTGTTGACGGCTAAGTACAGCGCTCGCTTCATGCCAGTCTTGTACATATAAGCTTGCATCTGCGCGTAATGCATCGGCTTAGACTTCTTTACGCCCTCTTTCTGAAGCTTCTTGAAAGACTTATTATTGTGTGTCTTATACTCCAAAACATGCCAAGTCTTGGGGGCTTCTGTAAGTCCAAGGGCGCAGCCATCCATGTGTCCGGAGAAGTGGCCTCCGAAATCCGTGATCTCGAACTGCTTGGCCTCGTAGATTTCTCCGTTGGGGTGTCCCTCAGAGAAGTCAGCCGGAGGAGGCTGGTGGTCATGCACCTCACACCCAATGGCTCGAAGCTCTCTAGTAAAGCGGTTCTCGGCTAGGTCGCCGGTCTCGAAGAGGCGATACATGCGACCGCTGAAGTCCGGAGCGCAGGCCTGCCTGAAGCAGTACCATAAGTACCGCTCGCAGGGGTGACCTATAATAGAAGCGCCAAGGTATCCGCGGACGGGATGCGAGTCTCCCTTCTTTTTGTGGTACTCGTAGATTAGATCGACGGTACTCTTACCCTGGAACTCACTTAGGTTAGCCATTAAACGTCACCACTTACCTTTCTTGTCCTCCTGGCGGAACCGGCTTCATATCATCACGCCACTTCTCTAACTTATATGTGGTTTCATCTGCAAACTTTTCCCAGCATGATTGGCATCTTATAGACGGCTGATGACTGGATCTGTTATTAGTCTCCAGGCGTACAGAACAATCTATACAATTACGCATCACTTCCCCTTCTTGATTGGTTTCAATTCCACCCCGATTTTCTTTGGCGTAACGGTAACGTGTTCAGCAATATCGTTGTAGATGCCTGGGTGGTTCTTCTTATACCACTCGTAGCCATCCAAGTCTAAGGTGTAAGATGTCTTTGAAGATATTGGCACTGGCATCTCTGGGAAGTGTCTGAAGATATCCATAATCTGCGCGGTGTCAGCCTTTATGGTGACTCCGGCCTTCGTGACGATCTTAGAGCCGTCGGGGAGCGGTACTGTGGTTTGTCCTTCGTTGACTTTCAGCTCAGCCGGAATCAGCGCAATGATCTTCTCCTCGAAGTCGATACGACGCTCCCTAGCAATGGCCTCCTGAAGCCTCGCTGCCTTAAGCTCTAGGGCTACACGAAGGAGTTCTTCTGCTGTATCACTCATGCTTCTCTCCTGGGGAATGTGAAAAGATGGGCAGTTTTCTGTCTTGCCCAGGAACATTCCTAGTCTAACCCTTGTCATCTGCCGGTTACTTAGCTATTGTAAGGCAGTCAGGCTGATGCCAGGTGCTTCATTACCGATTCCATGGCACTTTCCCTTGGGGCCCAGGCGCTCCGGCCGTCGGAGTAGGAACGGAGTGCTCAGGTACAGACGCAACTGGCGTCACTCCGGCGCCAGTAGGGGCAGGAGCTGGAGCCACGGCTTGGTCGCCCATGGAAGCGGACGGATGCTCGTAGGTCTGGATATTATTCTGGTCCTCGCCAGTGTCATTTCGCTTCTTGACATTCACAACGGCGGTTACAACCTTGTCAATAATGTCATTTGTATCGCCTAGCGGAAAACACTCGGCAGCCCGACCGAGAGCCGACAACTGCGCGATACCCATACTCTGGCAGTTTTCACTCGGATTGAAGACATTGATGTTATCGAAGAGCTTCCGATTCTCGTGAGGCCCTACCTCAAGGACTTTCAGGGTGACCTTTACAAACTTGCCAGTACCTGCCCGTGTGTCCTTCAGTTCAGCATTCTCAACCAGACAAGTATACTTTCCGGGCGGCAAGACCCCGAAGTCCTTGGATGGCTCATGGGCATTAGGATCAAACGGCTGTCCGCCGAACAGGGCAGTAAGATTACCATACTCTGACATTGTGGAACCTTTATAATAGGAGTTATAGAGACAAGTCACAAACAGTCCTAACTGCCATTGCGGCAATTCTAATCAATTCCTTACGCATCCTTTCCTTGCTCCTGTTTTCCGCCTTCTTCTGCACTTCCTCCCAGAATTTCTCAAGCTCTTCTAGGATTACGGCATAAGACTCATGTGCTGAATTCATTGGTGGATGAAGATCAGAAGCGCGACAGCACTCATCGCAGGCTTCAGTGGCAATGGCTGCTGGATCTCTATTTAACATTTCAGGACCTCTCTTAGAATGGGGGGTGAATTACGACGCCATAGCCTGCGCCACAGCGTCACGGAAGTTACCCCAGTCGAGAGGCAATTCATAAGGTAGGTGACCATAAACACCGCGTCCTCCGCCGGGATGCGCTGGTCTTCGTTGAGTATAAAGGAAGCGATTGCCGCCCCCCATGTCTATGCCGCGTTTCTTTTCTCGCTTGAAGCCAACATCCTCCTTCTTAACGGCAACTTTTGTATTGCAAAAGAGAATTGAATCAGCCCACGCATAAAGCTGAACAGAAACCTTTGGACTCAGGCTCCATTTATATTGATCGTAAGACTCTCCATTGGGATCATCGAACCGCCCAATGACAACGTGCCCAATTATGATTGAAGCCATATTCCGGCTTGTCCTCAAGGCATCTAACCAATCTGTGATTCTGTTCCATATCACACATGACTCCATAGATCCAGCTCCGTAACCACCTCCGGCCATATTGACATTTTCTGTCTTTCCTGTTCCATCCTTGCGGAGTCCCAATTTATCGCAAGCCTCCTTGCTAATCAGTTTTTCAAGAGCACTTCCCGAATCAATGACAACTGTTTCGTGGTTGTGATCTTGCTTATGTAAGGCGCCAAGCCACCCAAGCACATCGCTGACAGAATTACAGACGGGAAACACCTTCGCCTTTTCTTGTATCTCCGGATCATCTAAGCCCTCTTCTCCCTTGATTGGCAACATAGCCGGATAGCCAGACTGAGAAGCAAACGTACTCTTGCCAATCTTCTCTACCCCGAGCAGGATAATACGGGGTGGCCTGATTACTTTATCACTAGTGATGGTGGACAGATCAAAAGCCATCTATTCTCCTTCTATTGTAAAATCAAGCGGACAGCATTGGTTCCACGCGGAACGGTAATCTCCACCTCTGTTGGCTGCGAGCTACTTGATTTTATGACATCACAAAATCGTTCTCTAGTGAATAATACGAAATTAAAATCACGCTCATCAATCAACATGGTGTCATTCTTCGTGGCTACAACTTCACTTCCGAGTTTATCGTAAAACCCATCATGAGTGGGAGACAAACTTGTACGATGACAGGTTGGATATATTCCATTTAGGCCACACACCCTGAATGAACGCTTCTGGGTAGTGGCCCGGTACGCTTCCTCTAGTACACCCTTAGAGAGCGACATATTCAACATATTCCAATGTCCAGCGCGCACTTTTACAATATCTCCAACCTTCATTCTTTCTCTCCTATTATCGGATTTCGATAGTCACGGATTGCGAGTCACTAATTGGATCGCTTATAATTTCCTGCACGATATCCATGAGTATAGCATGAAAAGATATTCCCTGACCAAACGCAGGAGACTTTCGCAGAATATCATGGACCCTACCGAGGAAAAACTCATCTCCTTCGGTCACCAGGTATGCTCCTTGCTTGGTGGTGCTCATGTTAATCATCCTTGCCTTTCACGAGATTAAGGTCACGCAGGAGCTTCAGGAATGCTTCCCTTTGCTCCTTTTGCGCCTTCTGTTGTGCAGGGAGCAACTTAACAAAGACATACCAAATAGTCCAGCCCAGGACCGCTAGGACCCCTCCTGATATATAACGAGGCTCAATGTTAGGAATTATAGGCATTGGTGTGGCGGCTAAAAGAACTGCCGCTGCCCATACTGGTCCGTAGGCTAGGAAACGCATCACTACTCCTTTGGTTCTGTGACGACGATTTCCTCATCGTCTACCCAAAATGTAACATCATACTCTTGGGACGCTGGCGGGGGCGCGGGGACAGGAGGATCGATCGGTAGCGCCGTCCTGCCAAGTCCGCGCCATCCCAATAATCCCGCCAGCACAAGAGCACCTATTCCAAGGAGATGCTTACCAGAAATTCCATGGCTCTGCTGAATGAGGTTCATATCGTCATCCTTGATATCCAAGGCCTTATGACAACCCTTCTTGAAGAGTTTGTCTTGCCAATCTCGTTGTTCCTGGAATTTCCCAAAGAGGGCCTCCTTATCCAGTCCGTCGCTCGAATTCGGCATCAGCTTCATCCTCTCGTCTCAGTGCATCTGCTAGGAACTGTTGACCCGCCCGCGCTACATCTAGCGCCTGAAGGGTCTCGACTTTCTTGACATCGACTGGCCTTCCGGCTTCGACATCCTCGATCACCCCTGCCAGCCGACTCTCTTCAAGCATCGTAATTGCTCGGCTGCTTTGCATGGTGACCTACTTTCCCATAAGCTGGTCGGCCAGCTTATTCCGGCGGTCAGCGTTCGCTTCAAAGTTCTTGCCCATCAAGGTGATGGTCTCGGCTTGCGCACGTGCAATAACCGCATTGCAGTTGACATCCGTGGGCGCATCATTCGAGACGGTCTGCTGCGCCTGACGGGTCTCGTCAGCCGACTCAGCAGCACCGAAGCCCTGAGAGTGAACCGGGGTTGGGTCTTGAACATCAGCCATCGTAGCACCTCTAGGTTAGGGTTGAAAAACAACAACGTCGTTGCACACTTTACGGAACTGCCTGCACTTTAATACGGACGCTCCCATTTATTAGCTTCTTGATTTTCTCGGCGAGGTCAAGCATCTCTTCTTCGCTCAAATCGTTATATGATCCTGATGCTCCCGGTGAGCCACCGGCCCCGGGTTCCCCGTGAGCGCCTTTGGGTCCTGCGGGTCCTCTTAGCCCCCGGAAGTCATCAGGATTTATTTGTTTCAAGACCGCAGCAGCGAGCTTGTCATAGTCGATGACCGCCGGCAAAGGCGTAGGCTGACTCGGTCCAGGACTAACCTGGCCTGGAGGTAGCATGGGCCTAGGCGGCGGACATATTGGGGTAAGTACAGGGCGAAGAACGCCTTTAATGATTGCTCGAATGCGAGGGAGGCAGGGCCCCACGGTAATTCGGCCGTTGGTGCCAGTTATCAGGCCAACTAACCTGCCATTTACGTTAGCTATTGGACCGCCGGAGTCTCCCTGGCGAGCAGCCGCTTGTACTTCCAACCACTCTGCTGGATGGCCTTTGCCTGGAGAAACGAATTGCGTGAGTCTCCCCACTTGGTAAGCGTAAGACCCGTTCTGACCAAGTCCGGAGCACTCAAGGCTGTCACCTGGAGATGGATTCTTGTCGGCCATCGTGATGGGGGTAATCCCAGGATCAGCAATGCGAAGGATCGCGACATCCCATAGTTTATCAGAGACAAGCACAGTCGCCTGATACGGCTGCTTCCTGACCCAAACCACCACACCGTTCTGTACCCTGTCTTTGATTACATGCGCGGCAGTAAGTACATACGCAACCTTCCGCTCCCGGCGGAAGATAGTCCCACTGCCGAGCGAATCCCCACCACCACTCTTATCCTTTACTTTGATACGCACAATTGCAGGGTTGCCCCAACGGATAGTCATCTGGGGAGCCCGCCATCCAGGATTAAGGGATGGCGCAGGGCACTGCCCATTGGCACACTGCGCGTCGGCAGTGGAATCAAGCAGCCAGAGGATTCCGAATGCAATAGTGGACAGGATTAAGATATCAAATAGTATCTTTTTCATTTTACTCTCCAATGCACAGTGTACCCTAGACTCTCCTTGTCCGGAAAATGTCCCCATGCAAGATTTCAGCTTACTTTTATGATCCTATTTTTGGGATTTGCTTGATTCCAGTCTAGTCGAATCTGCTCCGCATCAGTGTATTTTCCAGCGGATCTCAATCGCTTAATTCTTCTTCTGGTTGCAGTCTGGCTATCTTTGTAGGTGCCCACGCCCATCCCAAGAGTCGCCAAGACACCAGTGGCAGCAGCAGCGGGAATTCCTTCCTCCCTGAATGCCTCATACATATCCCTATGTACTAAAGGTATAACTGACCGAGCCAATGTCCCTAAGCGAGTTGTTTCTTCGCCCACGGCAGTTTTTCCCATGATTAGTTCTATGGGAATCGAGAAAGCCGGTGACACCTTAAACCCGGCGTATCTGCCTAAGAGTTCTAATGGACCTAATTTAGGATCTTCCTCGAATGGCAATTTTGCTGTCCTGGCAATTACCCTCGCTGGCTGCTGGAACCCCCCCCATATGTCTATTCGCATATCCCCAATACGAATTTTTCCCCAGTCTGCATCTTCCGGATCATCCCAAATTACAGTAGCGCCAGCCAGGGACGCAAGTGCTAATACCATTCCACCAGTCCCCACTACCTTTACCATGTCTCCGGCAATTTGTTTACGGACACGAGGCATACTCCAGTACTGCGCTAATTTATATGGAGTTTGTACTCTACTAACTGCAAATCTCGGAGAAAAGAAAGTTAATTGCAATATTTCGCTAACTGCGCCAAAAGACCCTAGGTTCCCAAGCCCCGTTGACACATTTATGTAATCCGCCATTGCCCGCATTTCCTGCATGGTGGCATTTGGATTGTTCGCCATGAACTGATCAAATGCGCTAGTGCGCATCAAGTTACCAATAGTCACGGCATGGCGATTCGACATACTCATTATTGCGCCGAAGGGATTTTGCCTACCGGCGATTTTATACCGTTCAATTACCTTTGCTTGAAAGACCTCTGAATTTTGCCTGGCATCTGGTGAAGTTGCATCCTGGATAGCAACCCCAGCCAATTCATACAAAGCAGAATTTGGCATATCATTAAGAAGAGCATTATTGATCCGATCAGCATCATCCTGACTTTTGAGCGCCCTCATGGCAGGCATAAAATTCTTTGCTGCCGAAATCGGATGGCTAAAGACCTGCCAGAAATTCTGTCGCATCGTAAAAGAAATATCGGCCGTAGCTGCGACCGCCTTGGCACTGTAGGCTATTTCTTTACCAACTTTCTTCGCGTCCCAAGGGGCCATGTCCGCTGCTGCTTGGCGAATCTCCCGGCGAAGCTGTGTTAGTTGAATTTGCTTTCGCTCTACATCCAGGGAAATAGGCTTCTTCTCTCTCTTGACTGGCTTTGAAATTTTCCCAGTTCGTAATTGCTCTTCTGCTTCAGCCAACGATTGATCAAGCCTCAGGTCTACTGTGAGTTGCCTAATCTGCTCATGGACTTCCGCAAGCTCTGGAGGGACCTCCTTGGAGCCTTTCCTTATCCTTTTCTCGCCATTCCTTATGGCGTCCTGGAGCCGATTAACCTTCTCTATGGCCCTCTCTAACTTAGTGGCATCCATGTCCGACTTATAATATGAATTCCTGGCTTCGGTAAGCTTTTTCCGAAGGGCTGTCAATTCATACGAAGGTACCGCTTTATTTCGCGCTATCTTTTCAGCAACACCACGCGACATAGCATCTAACTCAACATGTATCCGTGCCTGCGCCCTGATATCCGCAATACGCTTGGCAGCATCGGACCTATTTTGTTTTTCGGTTCCAGGTTTTTGCATCACAAGAAGCCGATATACTTCTTGTTCTGTAAGGTCTAAATGTGGCATGTCAGCCTGAAGTTTCTCAATAACTCCGACTAAGGTGCCAACACCCTCTTGGACGTATGTAACTCCTAGTTGTCCAATCAAATATGCACCTTCAATTGGTATCCCTGTAATGTCATTTACGCGTAAGCCCATTTGCCTGATTTGATTTTTTATGTCCTCTCGTTTGGTGGCGGCCTTTTTGCGTATAGCCTCACCCCTCTTTTTTCCGACTCCCTTCTTTGGCTTATTCGCATTCAGGATTTCCTGAGCAGCCACCTTATTTTCAGCCCACTCCTTAACTAACGCCTTCTGCTCCGCTGCCTCAGACTCCTTGCCGAGAGCGGTAAGTTTCTTATCGAGATCTGCGGCAAGCCCTTTCTCTTCAGGAGTCAATGGAACTGTCCCCTTGGATTTCTGGAACATATCCAATATGCCAGCAAGATCATATCTCTCAGCATTAGCTCGCAGCCGTCCAATTGAGAGGGCCCTCGCAATTTCTCTCCTGGAGTGCCTGGTTGCCTCCGTAAGGAGATCAAGCTGTGTGGTAATCTCGTTAATTCTAACAGTAGCCCTAAGATGGCCTTCATCGTTTCCTGCCTCTACCGCTACCGTTTGTAAGGTATCCTGGACGGCCTTTTCTCCCATTAACTTATGGGCCGCCAATACCATTGCTGCGTGTTCATAGGTTGAGATTTGCCTGGTAGATCGCCCCTTGAACCCCGGCAGGCCCTTCCGGCTGGCCATAACCTCAGCGGCCACGTCGAGCGATTGCCTGTCAGCCCCATCTTCAGCCACTGCACTCATCACAGAATCCATAGACTGAACTTCTTCGTCGTTCAATTCAGTCAGATCCGCTGACTTGCGAATCTCAATGTTTGATTCCTTGTTGAGGGCAGTTTCCCCCTCACCTAGGGGAGCAACATCAGACCTTACGGGAGCGCCGGCTTGAGTGCGTTCTTCTGGCTGTAGCTCAGGAGCCTCCTGGGGCTCGCTGACGGCCTGTTGGCCCTCTAGTGGTGTTTCTGGCTCTGCGGGCGTTAGAAGCTCTCCTGCGGCCTCCGAGACGCCACCTAACGGTGTTTCCTCCTCTGTTGGGGGGGGTATGGCCTCTTCTCCTTGGACGGCTGCCTCAGCATAGGCATTATCTTGCTCGGCTGCCTGCTGGAACTTTTCTATCAAATGGACCTTCCGCTCTTCTCCCGTTCGCCCCACCTCAGGCGACAAGCCCCACTGGACCCATTGTTCCTCGGTGGGGGTCTCATTGTTATCGATGGCTCGAATTTGGGCATTTTCAATATACTCATCGGCCATCCTGGCTATCGTGTCCCTGCGCACTCCACCTGGGGGAACCTGGCCCTTTTCGTCAAGTGGAAGCCCCAGCCTTTTCCATGCTGACCGCGAAGGAATCTTCCCCGATTCAGCAAGCCGGATAACGTGGTCTTCTTTTTCCCGCTGCTTCTTATTGGCCTCAAGTCTCTTATATCGCTCCTTGACCGCCTGCTTCTTCTGGATGCGTGCCCCAACGCCGCTACCTCCGACCCACGGAGCCACGGAAGGCAACGCCTGCTTGGCGGCCTCAACGCCCTTCTTGTGTACCTCTGCTGGGTCTCGTCGTTCTACATCCTCGCTGAGTTCACCGGCGTAGTACAGTCCAGCTTCTTCTGCCCCGGCTTGAATGTATTCCTCTCCCGTTTCTCCTGCGATTCGTCCAATAATCTCCAGGCTCTCACCTATTGCCTTCCGCGTGGCCGTCTTAGTTGCTTTCCTAGTTACTGCCCCGGTTACCTTAGAGGAAATCCGCCTGGTGATTCCACTTTTCTGAAGGGGGGCAGGTATGAGTGCCTCGGCAGCCCCAACTGCCCCGGCCACTGGAACGGCAGCGGCAAGCGAGGCGCCAGGAGAAAGACCAGCCTTCAGGAATTCATCCCTTGATTTAGGCAACTGATAAGCAGCCCATGCACCGCTAACTGCCTTAGTGCCTCCAATTCCATGGAGTGCTTGGCTGCCTATGATGTCAGATGCTACTCCGGATATTCCGGACGCTGCCTTGTGTGTCGCGCCCCTGCCTTCCGCGACAGTCGGGTTGCCAAGTTCCTTCGCGCCTTCGAGTAATTCAAAGAACTCCAAGTCTCCCTTGCTTGGAGCCTTTCCTACCACCAGTTTTGTTACATCTTGGATAGACTGTGCTTTTTCGAGAAAGCCTTCACCGGCGGCCTGGAGATGCTCTGCAATGTTCGTAGCAAATCTACCGACGTATCCCTTCTCGTTATACTCCTGGCGCCTGTGCTTGCCTTTCAGGCCCGATATTTCTCTAACATCCTGAGCCAATTGCATCCTTTCCCGCGGGCTCGCGACCTCCTGGGCGGCCTTTGCGGCAGTGGCCTTGCGTAGAGACGTAGATGAGCTATTGAGATCGTAGGCGTACTTATCTCGCAAGTATGATCTGCGACTTGGACCATACGCCTTGATTGCACCCATTAAGGCTAAGGTTTCTTCACTGAGCCCAGGCATTAAAAACCTCCGCGAGAAATTGCAGCTTCTCGCATTCGCCTTAGGTCTTCTTCTTTCCGGGACCTTGCCGTTGCTTGACTTTCTGCTTCCTGGGTAACCCTGGAAACTTCAGAAACAGCCTGGCTTCCTTGGCCCAACGGGAAAAGTTGCTCTAAAAGTTTACTGGCCTCCTGCATCTGCTGAAGCACTTCATCTGGCATAGGTTTGTTTTCGTATTCTTTTGCTGCCGCCTTAATGTATACTACTGCCTCCAATGCCCTTGGGTCGGCTTTATCAAGGGCTTCTTCTTCGCCTTTCGTAAGTTGGATATCATATTCCCTTATGGCGTTAATGCTCCGCTGTGCCCCTTCTCCTCCGCGTTCTATTTGCCGAGATTCCCAGGCAGTAGGTGGTTCAGGCCCCCATCTCATACGCATTGCCTTTCTGACTTCATCATCACTGGGGAGATGAGTTCCCACAGTCTCTACGCCCTTGTCATCTGTGTTCGGCCGTGGCGTAGTGCGTAATTCATATTCAAATTCACGCTTGTCATTTTCAAGTGCAGCCTGGGCAGTCATTTCGGCCTTTCTTATGTCTAGTTGCTTTATGGCCTTTTCCCACTCAAACTTTTGCTTCCTTCCATCCGGGGTATCATACCATGCCTGTTCAACACGCGGTATCCCGTCCTTGTCATTTACTGTAACATTTCCATGCTTGTCAATGGCCTGGTACCCAGGCATCTGCTCCTCGGGTGGCTTGTTAGGGTCCGGGGGACTCCACACCTTACTAACTCCATTCTGAGTTTCCCACAATCGCTTTAACATTGACTGACCAGTTATGGGGTCAATCTCTCCGGAAGCCATCTTGGATCTAACCTGCTGCATGGACTCATTGATCCGTGCTAGATCCTGCCTAGACTTGGCAGAATATTGGTGCTCCCAGCCCTCATTTCTGAGTCTCTGCTCCTCCTCCATCATCTCTATTTCCATGGGCATCATGGCCTGCTTCCGAATCATCTCCATGTCGGAAGCTCTCTGCTGCCCTTCAGCCGCAGCCTGGATGCGCTCGTCTTGCATTGACTGGGCTTGCTGGAGCTGTGCGGCCTGCATTGCTCTCTGTTGCTGTAGCTGTGCGCTTTGCTGGCGGTCTTGCTGCTCTCTCCCTTGGACAGTTAGAAATGCTTGCTGGTCGCGGGCGGCAGCTTTCTCTGCACGGTCAGCTTCGATATTCTGTTGCTTACCTATTCCACTTAAAGCAGCAAGGCGAGCGATTGCCCCACCACTAATATCATGTCGTACTTCAATTGGCATATTAACCTACTCCTCCACCTTGCGATACTAACCTTCCTCCGGTCGAGGCCGCAAATTGAGCATTGGATTTTGCCCTCTGGGCGGCCGTCAATGGTCCGGAAGTACCGCCGCCGGCGCCGCCAAAGGAAAGTCCACTAAGGGCGCCAAGGGACCCCGAGCCTGCCGCGCCCTCAATTAGTCCAGTTAAGTTTGACATACTAGGATACGCATCCGTCCTACGCTCCATGATCCCAAGCTTAGTCCCCTGATTGGCCGCTGCCTGCTGGTCCATAATGCCGCGCCTTTCGCCCTGTAAGGAAAAGGCCAGCCTATTCAAGTTCTCGCGGGTTTGTTTCCTAACACCAGATTTCAGGTTAGGGGCTATTGTCGTGCCTGACATACCAAGCTTCTGGAGCCTCCGAAGTACATTAGCTTCCTCGGCAGCACCGCTAGACTCAATGTCAGCGGCTAATTGCCCTCCTACGTCACCAGTTTCCTTGAGCTGCTGTTCACGAATTCCAGCAGACCGCTGGTAGTCCTGATCTGCGGTGCCAAGTAATTGCTGATATCGCTGTTCATTAGCGGACTTAGCTTGGCCCTGCGCTTGATTGTAGCTCCCAACGAGATTAGAGATGGCACCAAAGGATGCTAAGCCAGTAGACCCTGAAGTACTTGACCTCGATGATGTTGGAGGCATTTTGTAAGTTGTTGTGTAACGAGTTTTTGTATTGCCGCCCGGGGCAAAAAGACTTCCAAATACTGCCATTATGGTTCTCCTATTTATGGGTTCACTAGAGTTACTGCGCCTGTAACGGCGTTGATTGTTATCCATGGACTATGGTTATCAGTTACAACGTATGGGGTTTTCGTGACTTCAAGACTCAGGTTCGTGGTAGTCTGGAGGACACCATCAAGATAAATCTTCAGTGAAGCAGTTGCCGTATTGTCGCATAGCCCATTGAAGTTCTTTGTGGTTACCTTAATTTGAAAATTACTACCTGAATTAACCAGTAGTAGATCATTCATTTGAATAGTCAGTGTGGTATCTCCACCCGTGACAGTTATGTATGTTCCCTGTTGCGTTGAAGGAACCCACGCGAAAGTCGGACTGGCGCCGTTTGATGTCTTCTTGTAAATCTGCCAATAATAAGCAAGATTACTGTCTCCTGTAGTTTGAATATACGTCAAGATATTCCAGAACGACTTCGGGTAAGATCCTACATAATTAGTCCGATTTGTTGGCTCAGGCCAAGTTACAGTAAGTGTCGCACTATACACTTGAGTTGCAGAAATAGTGACATCAGACGTGTCCTCTAGAACCTGTTCCTGGCCTTCGCTATTCACGAGCGTACAAGAGGCCTTCAGGACAACCGTGTCCTCGTCGTTTGAATCATTGAGATTAAAGATGATATCCGGTGTCGTGCCCCAATACGTTCCCCAGACCGGATCTTCTTCAATCGAAGATGCAAAGCTGCCCCCATCGAATTTCAGGTTGACTGGTTCTCCATCTATTGTGGCCGTCCAGGTTATGGCTGATGGTTCATTGGTTGCATAATCGTCATATTCTCGCACCGAGGACGTTGCTGAGGCAGTGCCAGTTGGCGATATACTGGCAGTGGCAGTCGTTACGATTGAATAGTCAGTCTCGTGCCCGGGCGGAAACGGCGCAGGAAAGAACGGATCTGGATCGTACCCAGGGTCGCCAGGCCTAGGCCAACTAGGGTTCCACCCCGGCGGCACGTCTGGTACCGTGACAACAGCAGGCTTTGCGACGTACGCTCCAGGCATTAGATGTACCAGCCTTTAACAACAAAATTACATCTAGTCCAAGTTGCTGCGGCTACTGCAAAATATTGTATTTTTCCATTTGCATCCAAAGCTACAATTCCATTCATCGTAAGAGATGCGGCAGCAGCGGGAATCTGTTGATTAAGGCTATTATGATAATTAGTAATTCCTTTTTTTCTGAAATACATTGTATAATTTGGATTAGTTGAAGTTATCGTAACAGAAATATCAACCGCATACGCCCCGGCTGGAACAATGCTACTCAAATCTAAATCATTCCAAGTGCTATCAAATGTAAAATCCCCTACAGCGAAGTCGTAATCGGACGGGTCTCCCCTGTCAACGTACCCTGCGTTGACTTCAAGATTCGTAGTTACAATTCCTTTTCCGGTTCCGGTTACTGCCAGCCACGCCGTAGCACTTGCCCCGTCATCCCAGAAGAGAATCTTATCTGCCCCGGCGTCAGATAGGCTCTCAATCCCAAGGTGAGAGAGTGAAAGGTTCGTTGTGGTGAGGTCTAGCCCAGTACCCACCGTTAGCCACTTCGCTGCTGTCTCGCCATCATCCCAAAACAAGATACGATCGGCACCAGGGTCAGTCAAGCTCTCAATTCCGAGGTGTGATAAGGCAAGGGTCCGTGTAGCCGCGATGGTACCCCCGCCGCTCAAGCCTGTCCCGGGCGAGACAGATACTGCCGAGTGGTCTATGTGATCGTTGGCATCATACCCCGAGAGACTGTCGTGATTTAATGCTCCCTCAAAATTCGCAAACGTGATCTTCTTATTAGTGGCCGTGGCAGTAATGTCCCAAAACGGAATGAAGTCCCCTGCGGCAACAGAGGCAGCAGCCAGGCTGTTGATGTCCATTGCGAGCGTTCGAGTGGCTGCAATCGTGCCGCCGCCACTCAATCCACTCCCGGGCGAGATAGAGACCGTCGAGTGGTCTATGTGCTCGTTCCCCACGAAGTCACTGAACCCGTCGTGGAACGCACCACCTGACATGGCTGCTCCGGCCGCGGCTACGTTCGTGGCGTCTGTTATGTCAGCCGTTGCCTCAATCCCATCAAGCTTACTCCCGTCAACCGACAAGTCCCTTCCGTCGATGGTGATCAATGCGTCAACTGCCAGGTTGCCGGTCAAGGCACGAGTTCCGGCAGCTAGGAGATATGCAGTATGGGCAGTATCATCATGGTCCGATAGGACATTCGTAATAGTGTTCGGTAGTGAGACATGCTCGGCCGAAACGAAGTCGCTGAACCCGTCGTGGAACGCACCTCCGGACATCGCCGCCCCTGCGGCAGTTACGTTCGTGGCATCCGTAACGTCAGCCAAGGCTTCAATCAAGTCCAGTTTTGCCCCGTCTACTGACAGGTCCCGGCCGTCGATTGTGATCCCGGCGTCTACCAGCATGTTGCCCGTGAGGTTACGAGTCCCCGCGGCTAAGAGATATTGCGTGTGGTCATCGTCCGTAAGACCCCCGAGTCCACCGTGATCAACCCCTGAGACATTCAGGCTCAGCGTGTCATCGGTCAATACGATAGGGGCTGTCACCGCCAGGTTCGTGTCAGCCGAAATATCGATACTACTCAGGCTGGCCCCGGTGTGCGTGTGCCCTGGGTCCGCACCGCTTGTGACATTGACTCCCGTTATATTCCCAGTAGTGGTCAGATTCTCATTTGAGAATGAGATAGCACCTGAGTCACTGGAGATAATTGCCCCGTCGATAGTGATATTATCGACCGTTACCTTCGTAAGCGACGTAAGCTCCGTACTCCACACTGGTGTAACGCCAGCGCCTTGGCCTATAAGCACCTGTCCGGTAGTCCCTTCCGTGATCACGTCAGACTGAGAGACTATCTGCTGGAAAGCTTGACGTACCTCTACCGGGCTGTTAGTATGTGGAATGCGATTCGCCATTACTCATACTCTCTTAGGTACTTGACTGCGCTCAACAGCATACCAACATCGTCATGCAATAACCCAATCGCTGTGTTGCATTTATGGCATAGGAGCCCACGTACCTTCGCCGTTTTGTGGTCATGGTCTACAGAAAGCATCTTCTTTCGTTCCCGCTTATTGCAAATTAAACACTTACCACTCTGTGCCTTGAACATTCGCTCATACTCTTCAAGATCAATACCATACTTACGCTTGAGATGATACTTTCTGCTATGCACTTTTTTATCCCTCCTGCATTTTTCTTTATTCCTTTCCCCCCAAGCTTTACGGTAAGCCATCCTCTCTTTTTTATGTGAATCACGATAGGCTTTATCATAGGCCATCTTTTTTTCTTTATTGGCTTCCTGGTAAGCTATAGAACGGGCAATTTCTCTTTCTCTATTAGCCCCGTAATAAGCCTTGTTATAAGCTCTCTTTGTCTCCCTCTCTTTTTCCTGGACCATCTACGAGATTCTCCGCTTACCGGCCTCGCGAGCTGTAGCGACAACTTGCTCGTATACCCACTTGCGGCCAGAGGTGCCGGTGACTCTCAGCTTAAATGCCTGCCCTCTTCCGCCAGTGCGAATATAAGCATTAAGTCCAGCTACCCACTCGTTATCAGTTGAAGTAAGGTCCTCTCCGGCGACTTCCTCAAACGTCTTGCCGGCAAATACCTCCCAGTAGACATTGGCGCTATTCTCACCTATGACAGCCTCCATGTCTCGGAGTACCCCGAACTGCCCATCTGGAGCAAGCGGCACTGGGCCGATGTCCACGTAGGTTGTAAAGGCAGTCCCGTCGTCAGTCTCAGCTAGATCGCTGAAGCGCCGCAGATACCCGTCCCTTCCCCCAAGTATGACGCCCATGTCCTCAATGGCGGTTGCCTGTAGGGCAGCGATTGCAGTAGGCTCGTAGTTTGTGGCGACGGTGAGGGGCCAGAAGGTCTTAGTCTCCCAGTCCATCCACCAGTGGGTCCTTGTATCAGAGGACACCTGCGTAAGGAAGATGTGTACGCCCCTGCTATTAACATCATAAGCCATCCCTACTGTAGTTGTGTTAGGATTGAAATTAAGAAGCTCCTGGGGAAGCAATTCTCGCGACATGGAGATTGGCTTAGACTCGCCCCCGGCCGGAAGGATATAGATGCCATCCAAGGAAAGAAAGACAAGCTCACCCCCTGG